TTTCAATCCACAGATCGACACCGCAATTCGTCCGGCCGCGCGTGCCGTGGATTGCCGCCCCGTCGGCCGCGGCGATCGCGTCCAGAATAGCGCCGCGAAATTTCGCGGTGGGATCCCCGGCGGCCGTTCGGATTTTCTTCCCAGCGTACCCGGCCGCAACCGTTCGGCCGACGGTCCCGAGCACAATAGCGGCGCCGTGAACCTTGTTCACGGCGGCGACGTGGGCAGCTAGCAGTTTCGCGGTTTCCATTGTTGTTTTCCTTTACTCTTGATTGAACCGCCGCGGGATTGAACGGGCCGCGGTTTCCCGGTTGTTTGTCGTGGGTTGTAGGCTAGGCTGCGCCGAGTTGCAATTCGGCCATCCACCGATCGGCCATGAAATCGGCGCCGTCGGCGGTCTGGCCGATAAACACGCCAGCTTCACCGTGCGTGAAATGCGGCCCGCGGTGGCCGTCGCGGAATAGCAGATAAACCCCGTTCGCATCCACCGTCACGACCGCGGGCCGCCCCGCCAGCTTGCAATACATAGCGGCTTCCGAATAGGGGAAAACGATAGCGTAGACGTGGCCGAAATAGCCGGAGTGCCGGATGGCGCGGCCGTTCGGGCAATCGGCCAATTCGTATGTTCCGGCTACGGGGCGGTTATAGGTTTCCATCGTCTCGAGTCTCCATCTTTCAAGGTGCGGCGGGGTTTCCGCCCCGCGTTGCCACAACGATACGCTATCGGCGGTGGCTGGTCAAGTGTATCGACAACGGGCCGCGAAAAATAAAATCTGCGCGGCCGACGGACACTTAGGAATTGAGAAAGCGCCGGCGCTGTCGCCCGGAAAACTTCCCGCCCCCACGGGGAGGGGTAGTGTACGCTTGTGCAGTTGGCCGCACAAGACCGCACGCCTACCGGGGAGCGTGTTTGCCAGAGTACAGCCAATTCGCTCCCCGCCACTCCTTTGCGGCCGTCTAGGCTGTTCGCCTAGACTTAGGGGCATGGCGAAAGGCCCGGCACCACTACCGAAGCACATACTCAAAATGCGTGGCTCGCGACAGGCCGAGACGCGCGAAGAGCTTGGCACCAAGGTGGACGTTCTGCCCGAGCCGCCGGAGTGGATGCGAGACTCGGCGAAAGAGATGTTTCGCCAAGTCTGCCAGTTCACGCAGGATATGGGCACCCTGGCCCAGTCCGACCAGCAGGTGATCGCCCGCTACGCGATCGTCTGGGATAAGTGGCAAGAGGCCGAGAAACACCTCGCGAAGGCCGATTCCGGCTGGGTCGAGGTTCTGGCCCCCGACGGCTCTCTGCGGTTCAGCCGGCCCTCGCGCTGGCAGGCCCAGAGCAACCATTGCCACGAGCAGTTGCGGCAGTTGGAAACCGTCCTGGGGCTGACCCCGGCCGACCGCACCCGCCTGGGGTACGGCGCCGTGAAGGTCGTCAACGACCCAGTGGACGCAATGTTTGATGACACGGCGACGGGTTGATATTCGCGAGTTTGCTAGGCTCCTCAAGCACACAGAAAGCCCTTTTACCGGGCAGCCTTTCGTGCCGGAGCCTTGGCAGGACGAGTACCTCGACCGCCTCTTCAACACCCTCCGGCCCGACGGTCGCCGGCAGTATCAGCGGAGCCTACTGGCCCTGCCGCGGAAGCAAGGTAAGACGGCCATGTGCGCCGTCATCGGCGCCTACGAGGGCTTCTTCGGCGAGGCCGGCGGCCAGATTCTCATCGCGGCCGGCGACCGGAAGCAGGCCAGCCTCCTGTTTACGGCGTGCTCTCGTTACATCGAGTCCTGCCCCGGCCTGCTCAAGCGGTGCAAGATATACAAGAACTCGATAGTAATACCTAACACCAAGAGCGTGATCCAGTTCCTCTCCAGCGAGCACAAGGGTAAGCACGGCTACAACCCGAGCCTGGTGGTGGTGGACGAATATCACGTCCAAACCAGCCGCGATCTGGTCGATGTGCTGGAATCGGGCATGGGTGCCAGAGCCGAGCCGCTCGTCATCTATGTGACAACGGCAGGCATGGACCGCGTCGGGCCGTGTTATGACGAGTGGCAGCGGGCGATCAAGGTCAGGGACGGGGTCATCGACGACCCCACCTTCCTGCCGTGCGTGTACCAGGCCGAACCGGACGACGACCCCTACGAGGAGGCCACCTGGCGGAAGGCCCAGCCGAACTACCTCGTCACGACCCGCAAGGAGTTCATGGAGCGCGAGGCCGCCCTAGCCCGCGAGTCCGTCGCCCAGGAACTGAAGTTCCGCACCCTCTACCTGAACCAGTGGTGCAGCAACGGGGCCAACAAGTTCTTCAGGACCGGCCAGTTTGAAGCCTGCGGCCAGCCGCTGCGGCCCCCGGCCGGGCGGCCCTGCTACTGCGGCCTTGACCTCTCGAGCACGCAGGACACGACGGCATTCGCGGCGGTCTGGCCCGGCCTCGACGAGTTCGGCAACCCCGACGGCACCTATGACGCGATGGCGCACGTCTTTATCCCCGAGAAGAACATCGACCGCTCCGAAGCCCCCTATCGTCAATGGGCGAAGGACGGGTTTTGTACAATAACTGAAGGAGACATTACGGATTACGATGTTGTTCGCGACTACGTCCTCTCGTTTTGCGAGGAGAACGTGGTTCGCGGCGTCGCAATCGACCGCTGGAATGCGACCCATATCACGACGCAACTCGTCAACGAGGGTGTCGATGTGAAGCCGTATGGACAGGGGTATGCCTCCATGAGTTCCGCCACGAAGATGCTCGAGGCAACTGTCATCAGCCAGCGTCTCCGGCATGGTGGCAACCCGCCTTTGACGCTCCACACAAGCAACCTTCAGGTGCGGCAGGACGATGCCGGCAACATTAAGCCCACGAAATCCAACTCAAACTCGACGAGCCGCATCGATGCTGCCGTCGCCCTGATCATGGCGCTGGGCCTCGCAAGTGCCGAGGTCAAGGGGATCGACGAAGACCCGCAACTGGTGGTGTTCTAAGTGGCAGAAACCGAATACGCCGAGGCCGGCGACCTGTACGAGATGCGGGCCAGCCTCTCCAGGGTCTTCGAGGAGATCGTCGAGAGCAGGAAGGGCGCCGCCGGCGTCTACGTCTCGCCGGAGTCGAGCCTCCGCTGCTCGGCCGTCCTCAGTTGCATCCGGGTGCTGGCCGAAAGCATGGCCGCCATGCCGTTCAATGTGTATCGCAAGATACCCGGCGGCGGCAAGGAAATCGCCGAGGATCACCCCCTTCAGGACGTTCTGGCCTACCAGCCGAATGACTGGATGACGAGCTTCGAGTGGCGGGAGTGGATGACCAGCCAGATGCTCCTTTGGGGCAACGCCTACTCGCTCATCCGCCCCGGCCGCCGCGGCAGCGTGGATCAACTCATCCCGCTCCACGCCTCCCGCATGGAGATCGTCCGGCTCGAGAACGGCCGTCTCCAGTACCAGTACCGCGAGGACGGCAAGCCGACGCCGACGAACTACCGCCAGGATCAGATTTTCCACCTGCGATGGCTCTCGAGCGACGGCGTGACGGGCTACGTCCCCACGACGCTATCGCAAGACGCGATCGGCCTGGCGCGGGCGACGGAACTGTACTCGTCCTCGTTCTTCTCGAACGGCGCGCAGAGTGGCACCTATATCGAGACGGATCAGCCCTTCAAGCCCGAGGCCATCCAGCGGTTCAAGCAGCAGTGGGACGACGCCCACCGCGGCCCGATGAAAGCCTTCGGAACCGTGGTCATGCCGCACGGCTTCCACAAGAAAACCGACCCGGTCAACAACCAGCATAGCGCTCTGATCGACACGCGCCGCTACGCCGTCGAGGAGATCGCCAGGTGCTATCGGGTTCCTTTGCATATGCTCGGCGACCTGACGAATGTGCGGCACAGCACGGTCGAGCAGGCGGCCATCGACTTCGTCACCTTCGGTCTTTACCCTCACACCCGTCGCTGGCAGTTCGCCTGCCGCCGCGACCTGATCACCGAGGACCGCGACTACTTCGTCGAGTTCGACACGACGGCGCTCCTGGCCGGCGACTTCGCCGCCCGGTCGCAGTTCATGCGGGAGGCGTTCAACATGGGCGCCCTCTCGGTGGACGAGATTCGCGCCCAGATCGGCTACAACCCGCTCCCCGACGGCCTGGGCAATAAGCGGTTCGTGCAGGTGAATATGCAACTCTTGGATGCTTTCACATTGGAGACGCCCAATGGTCAGCCGGTGGAGGAGCAGCCCTCGCCCTCATTGCCTGCGGACGGCGAGCCGCCCGAAGGCAATGACGACGCCCTCGATGGCAATGACGGCCCCGCCCCCGGCGACGCCGCTGTCACCGACGCCCGCGAAGCCCTGTTCCGCACGACCCTTCGGCGTCTCGCCGCGATCGAGGCCGACGGCATTCTGGAGCGGCGCAACAAGCCGGCCAAGTTGCAGGCGTGGCTCGAGGGCCACGAGCAGCGGATGCGGACGGAACTCTGCGACGCCGCCCAGGCGACTGGACGCGACATCAACACGTTCGTGACTGAGTGGATGGAGAGCACGCGAGATCGGCTACTGGACTGCCATCGGTCTGGCAAGCCTTACGAGGAGGCGACGAAAACATGGACGGACAGAGCGAACTTGAGCGTCGGCTGATCGCCGAGCAGCCTGGGCTGGAGGTGAAGGCCGACGAGAACGGCCGCACCGTCATCCGCGGCTATGCGGCCGTCATAGAATCCGAATCGCAGGATTTGGGGGGCTTCGTCGAGATCATTGAACGCGGCGCATTCGACGAGGTCATGGCCTCAAACCCCGACGTGTTCGGCAAGTACAACCACACCCAGGTGATCGGCCGCACCTCCAGCGGCACGATGCGGCTGATGGTGGACGAGCGCGGCCTGCGGTACGAGATCGACCCGCCCCGTTCGGCCGCCGCGGTCGTCGAACTCATCGAAAGAGGTGATGTTCGCGGCAGCAGCTTCGCCTTCCGCAGCCGCCCCGCCGACGAGACTTGGTCGCGCGACGCCAACGGCCGGATGATCCGCCGGATCAAGAAGTTTTCCTTCCTCGGCGACGCCGGCCCCGTCGATACGCCGGCGTACATGGCGACGGAAACCTACGTCAGCAAGCGGGCGCTGGAGATGGCCCAGGCCGAGACGCGGGCCGCGCCCGACGGCGTGGTCGAGGGCGACTTCGTGTCGTGGGGGTCTTCGGGCGGCACGGCCCGCGGGCGGATCGACCACGTCATGTTCGACGGCACGCTGGACGTTCCCAACACCGACTTCAAGGTCAATGCGAGCGAGGACGACCCCGCGGCCTTGATCACTGTTTACGAGAAGGCTGGTGACGGTTGGCGGGCGACCGACACACAGGTCGGCCACAAGGTCAGCACGTTGACCAAGATCGACCCCCTGCCCGAGCCGAGCGAGGACGAGGACGAGCGCGCCGTGTCGATGCGGCCGACGGCCGGCATGGCCTCGGCGGCCCGGCGCGGCCTCAAGCTCCACGAGGAAGGCAAGAGCGGCGACGGACTCAAGCCGGAGACGGTCGCCCGAGCCAACCGGCTCGCCAAGCGCGAGGAGATGAACGAGGACTGGATTCGCGAGATGAATGCGTGGTTTGCCCGGCACGACGCTGGCAGCAAGCCGGCTGGCTGGGATCAACCGCCCGATTACTCGCCTCTGTTCGTCGCCATGCTTCTCTGGGGCGGAAACGCCGCCAAGAACTGGTCGGCCCGCAAGGTCAAGGAGATGGACGGCGAGCGCGACCTGCCGGTGATCGACGAGGAGCGCGACATCGACGAGGAGCCGAAGATCACGGTGAAGGTCAGCGCGGACACGACCGACTTCATGGCGAAGATGGCCCGCCTCAAGGCGGCCCTGCTCTCGACTCCCTTGCACGGCAAGTGAGCGGTGTCTTACACTACAAGTAGATACAAGCCTCGCGACGGACATCGCGAGGAACAGCACGAGCAACGTGAGGATTCACGGCTGCGGCGAGCTAGCGGGAACACCCGCCGGCCGCCGCACTTTGCGTTTTGGCCGGCTCAAACAGGAGCAAGGCCAAGATGCCCTCGAACCTCAAGCGACTTCAGGACCGTGCCGCGGCGATTGCCGCTCGGATGACCGAACTGGCCGACGTGGCCGAGCGTTCGGACGACCAGACCGCCGAGCTTCGCAAGCTCTCCGACGAGGCCGACACGGTCAAGTCCGACCTCGAGTTCGAGGGCCGCCTGGCGACCAAGGAGCAGGAACTCCGCGCCGTCGTGGAGAAGGCCGCTCCGGCCCCCGTCGTGGCCCCTGCCCCGGTCGAGGAGCGGAAGCTCGCGATCCGCCCGATCAACGTCCACTACAGCACGCTGCGTGCGTTCAACGACGGCCCCGAGGCAGTCGAGAGCGCCTACCGCTGCGGCCGGTGGCTCCGCGCCACGGTCTACAAGAACGCCGACGACATCCGGTGGTGCCAGGATCACGGCATCGAGGCCCGCTCGATGAGCGAGGGCAGCAACGCTTCGGGCGGCGCACTCGTCCCCGAGGAGTTCGCGGCTCGCGTGATTCGGCTCGTCGAAACCTACGGCACGTTCCCGCCCGCTGCGGAGAACGTGACGATGGCTCGCGACACGATGATCGTGCCGAAGCGGATCACCGGCACCACGGCCTACTTCGTGGGCGAGGGTTCGGCCGTCACCGAGAGTGAGCCGACCTACGCGAACGTCAGCCTCGTTGCCAAGAAGCTGGCCGTCTCCTGCCGCATGAGCACCGAGGTGGTCGAAGACGCATTTGTCTCGATCGCCGACAGCGTAGCCCAGGAATTCAGCACCTCGCTGGCCTACAAGATCGACCTTTGTGG